AATAAACTTAAAAAAAGAAATTATAAGGATGGATTTAAACGTAACATGAGAATATTTAATGTAAATGGTAAAACTAATTTTGTGGATGACAACAATGTATTCGTTGGATTTGATAAGGAAGGTAAATGTTGCGAGAGATTTGGTTATGCCTTTACTATGTTTATCCCTGAAGATATGGATGCATTATATTCTGATATAAAAGAATCTTATTTAGAGGGGTATAACTTTGATAAAAATTTTATTAAAGATTTGCCATATCCAGAATATTATGAAAATGGTGGAGCGAAATGTTTTAGGTTAGTAAAAGACGGAGAAGAAGCATATCTCACTATATATAATTACCATAATGGATATTATTCTCATGGATTTGAGTTTGTTAATGATATAGAAACAATAGAAGAAGGGAGATTATGAATATGGATAATGAATTCCATAGAATGTTAGAAAATGGTTAATGAACTACATTATATTTTATATGATTTGGAAGAAACTTTTGAGGATACTAAATATTTCATTAATAATTTAAAAAATTTTAGTATAAAAGATAACGATATAAAAGGTGCAAAACATAGAAATAAAGAAAATTATGGCAAACTTCAAAAAACTTTATTTTACAATAAAATATTTTTAAGAGCATTAGACCATAAGTTAGAAGAAAGCTATAAAGCAATAATAGAAAGCAGAGATAATGGAGACATGATTTGAGAAATTTATTAATATTAGTAGGCAATCTTACCAAAGACGTAGAGCATAAGCAGATCAACGGTAAAGACTTTGTGCAATTTGATATTGGCGTTTACAAAAAACCAAATGAATCAATGTTCGTGCGTGTCAAGGCATGGGAAAAAACAGCACAGTTAATGCAGGATCTGAAGAAAGGTGACAGGGTGCAAGTAAGTGGTAAACTTGATATTGAGTCATGGGATGGATCCGATGGGAAGAAACAATACAAGACAACATGTATTGCGAATAACTTTGAGAGATTAGTTAAAAAGATTAGTAATCCCAATGATGCCAACTTTGGAATTGAGGAAGAGGTTGAGTTTTAATGCCTTACATGAGTAGTAATAATCCAATACTACCAAGAAAAAGAACTCAATTAGAGGATCCTTTCGCTCAATGGTTGGTATTTAAAAATATTAAATTCGTAAGACAATTTAAGCCTTTTAAGGATAGGAGATTTGCATGTGATTTTTACCTCCCTGATTATAATGTTGTAATTGAGATAGAAGGCGGACAATGGATAAACGGAAGACATCAAAGAGGGACAGGATATAAAAACGACATCGAGAAATATAATTTAATTACTTTGAGTGGATATAAAATATTGAGATTAACGACAGATCATTTTATGAGAATAAGTAAGGATAGTTATGGCGTATCCGGATATAGTGCAAAGATTATTGATTTGATTATGGAAAATCATGCAAAAGAATCATAGGGAATTAATTGATTTAATAAATGATATAGATCAATTTATGGGATCTCTTCATCGTGATTTTATATGGTTTTTGGATCGAACCACAGAAGATAGATTAGAAGATTTAATAGAAGGACATTATCCAGAAATGATAAAATATATTCCTACGGATTGTGCAGAATTATTATATAGCATTAGAGCTTTAAGAGATATAATAAAAAATGGATAAAGAGCTTATAGATTTAATTAATAAAATTGATGAATGCTATAATACAATGCAATCAAATGTAAAATTTATTTTAGAGTATGATAATAGGATTGATTCTTTTATAAATAAAGAATTTATAAATTTATTTACTCCTTATGATTTTAAAGAATTAATTATATATTGTAGAGCACTAAGAGATAAATTAGAAAATGGATAATGAGTAATGCAAAAGAATCATAGGGAATTGATAAGAGATATATTTGATTTAGATAAAGATATTAAGAAATTTTGTGATATGGATTATCTTGGATATATGCAGGACATATCGCAACAAATAATATTAAGAATAAATAAATGTTTAAGAGAGTATCCAAGTAGCTATATCTTTGTCGATGAGGATAGGAAATATTTTGCAGTATGGTTGAAGGCACATGGTGACAATGTATTATATAGTTTTGGAGTACATCCAGAAAAAAGAAGCGAAGAGAATTTGAGACTATTTTGGGAATACTTAGAAAGAGAGCATGATGATGGCTTTTTGTGTTATTTGTACAGCAATAATATTAGAGCGATTAAATGGCTAAAAAAGAATGGAATGAGTGAAGTTGGAATGATCGTAGAGCGTCCTACTAAAGTAGCCATTAAATTATTACTTGACAAAAATAAACAGAGTGGTACAAATTAATCATGCTTTGGTTGTCTATTGCTTTAGTCATAATTTCCTCCGAGATTGTATCAGCATATTTGTACTTAAATGCAATACGACATCCTAAGCAGTTGCAAAGCGATATTAATTTAGAAGATTTGAAAGAGAGAGTGAAGTTATTAGAGGATCAAGTTAGTAATATTCGAGTAGCACAGGGAATGAGGAGGAGGGATGGATGATATATTCTAGCACAGGAGGAGATGAGAATGTTTTTATGGTAAATGATCCTTGGCAATTGCATTATATATATTCTGTAGGATTCAGAGATCCTTGGCAATCTCCAGTCAATGTAGTTGTATTAGATTATGGTGGATCTGTAAAAATACATGCTAAACCAACCGATACGGCAGAAAGTATAATAGAAGAGCTAGAAAAATTATTAGTAATTTATAAAAATATTATAAATAGGGATAAACGAGATGGATAATATAATAAAGATAGATAAAAATAATAATAATAAAATTGTTAAAAATCATAATTTTATGATAAAAATTTATTTTGAAAATGAAGAACAATTACAAATTGCCTATAATGATTTAAGATTTAAATATAATTGCGAAGTGGACAAGTAAATGGACAAGATACTCAATAAACCTTTTAGACTGCCTTCTGGATCAGGAAAGAAATTTGGAGTATATGTTAAGAGCAAGCAAACAGGAAAAATTATTAAAGTTACTTTTGGGGATCCTAATCTATCTATTAAGAGAGATGATCCAGAGAGGAAAGCCAGTTTTAGAGCTAGGCATAATTGCGAAGATGCTAAGGATAAGACAACTCCTAAGTATTGGTCTTGTCGTATGTGGTCGAGTAAGCCAGTGAGTAAGATTGTATGAATGCAATACGTATTTCAATCAAAGACATTAAAAGCAATCCGAACAATCCCAGAATTATCAAAGACGATAAATTTAAAAAGCTAGTTCAATCTATCATAGACTTTCCTAAAATGCTTGAAATACGACCGATCGTAATAAATGATGAGATGGTAGTCTTAGGTGGTAACATGAGACTTAAAGCATGTAAAGAGGCAGGATTGAAAGAGATACCTATCATCAAGGCAAGTGATCTTACACCAGAACAACAGAGAGAATTTATCATCAAAGACAATGTAGGTTTTGGGGAATGGGATTGGGCTATGCTTGCAAATGAGTGGGATTCGGATGAACTACAAGACTGGGGTTTAGATATACCTGGGTTTAATGTAGATGAAAATAAAATGGGTGATGAATTTAGTTTGCCAGATGGGGACAAAGCACCATTTCAACAAATGACTTTTACATTAGCAGATGAGCAGGCTACATTTATTCAAAATGCAATATCAGATATTAAACAAACAGAAGAATATAAGTATGTGGAAACTTTTGGAAATGAAAATTCAAATGGAAATGCTCTTTATTTATTGGTAACTAAATGTCTAAAGTAAAAGATATTATAGTAAAAATTATACCTGCAAAGATTGCAAATGAGTTTATAAAAAAATATCATTATAGTGAGAAAGTAGTTATTGGTGGAAATGGTGTTCATTTTGGTTGTTTTCTTGATAACAAATTGCACGGAGTTTTAAGTTTTGGAAATCCATTAGATAAAAGAAAAATATTGCCTTTAGTTAAAGATACAAAATGGAATGAAATGTTAGAATTAAATAGAATGGCTTTTGACGATTGGTTACCTAAGAATTCAGAAAGTAGATGCTTATCAATATCGATTAAATTATTAAAAAAAAATGCTCCACATATAAAATGGATTTTAAGTTTCGCAGATGGAACTCAATGTGGAGACGGAACTATATATAGAGCTAGTGGGTTCAATCTTACTGCAATTAAAAAAAATAACCAATTAATAAAAACTAGCGATGGCAAAATAGTTCATAAGCACTCATTGAACCAAGTAAATTTCAAAGGAGAGGGTGGAGATAAAAATTTTAAAGCATCAAATTTGCTTCAACTTACAAATGGATCATATAGCACTAAAAAATATTTTGAAGCAATAGGTAAAACATATGAGCCTTTAATAGGCTTTCAACTTCGCTACATATACCTAATAGATAAAACTTGCAAAATAACAGTTCCAATATTACCTTTTTCTAAGATTGACGAAATGAAGGCAGGTATGTACAAAGGTAAAAGTATAAGTATTGAAGATAGAAAACCTAAAAGCGTATTAAGCATTGATAATGATGCAACTCAAATCCATGAGGAGAAGGCAGTGTGAGTCTGACCGATACGCACCAATGAGCGAGAAAATCAATAAAAAATCAATTAAAACTGCCAGAGGTGGAACATTAGAGGCTGGTTATTATGGTCAAAAAAACGGCAGACCAAAAGGTGTCAGAAACAGATCCACAATAGTCCGAGAATGGCTAGAAGCCACAGAGTCCATGAAAAACCCCATCACGGGAGAAAGTGAAAAGCTTACTCAATACGACATTATAACACTAGCATTAATTCAGAAAGCCAGAAAGGGAGATGTCCAAGCTTTCAAAGAACTTATGGATTCTAGCTTTGGAAAAATCCCAGACAAGCTACTAGCAGAAAACAAAAATACATTTCAATCAGATCTTACTCAAGAAGAATCAAGAAAAATTATCAATAAGTTAAAATCAAAACTGGATACAAATAACGGATGAATTTAACTTTAGAAGAAAGAATAGTATTAATAAAACTAATAGAAGAAAGATGGAAATTAGGAAACCTGTATTACAAACTTAAAGATCATCAAATAGATTTGTATAATCAGATAACCAAAGGCAATAATAAAAAGCACGTGGTCAACTGTTCTCGTAGATTTGGAAAGTCTTATACTCTATGTCTTATTGCTATCGAACATGCTCTAAAAAGTAAAGTTCATGTAAGATTTGCAGCACCAACATCAAAACAATTGAAAGAAATCATACAACCAATTATGGTTAAAATACTTTCAGATTGTCCAGAGGATTTAAAGCCAGACTTCAAAAGTCAAGACAACAAGTATGTATTTCAGAATGGTAGCGAGATACACATAGCAGGGTGTGACAATGGTAACGCAGAGAATCTTAGAGGGCATGAGTCAGATTTAAATCTAATAGACGAAGCAGGTTTTATAGATGACTTGGAATATGTTCTCAAAGATATTCTAATGCCACAGACATTGACTACAGGAGGAAGAACGATTGTAAGTAGTACTCCTCCTAGAACTCCTGCTCATTATTATAATAGACTATGTACAGAAGCACAATTGGGAAGATTTTACTCTCTCTTTACTATCTACGACAACACAAGTATAGATCAAGAGACAATAGAGGAGTATTGTCAGGAAGCAGGAGGAGTGAACTCGACCACTTGGAAGAGGGAATATCTTTGCCAGTTTGTAGTAGATGAACAAATTGTTGTAATACCAGAATGGAATGATTCTTATGTCGGAGATATAGAGCTTGACGCATGGAGAATGTACTACCATAATTATATTTCAATGGATATTGGAGGAAGGCATAAAACAGCTATTCTTTATGGGTATTATGATTTTAAAAAATCAATATTGCAAGTAGTGGATGAATCCATATTGACAGGTCAGGATACAACAACGGATTTAATCGCAAAGACGATAGTTGCAAAAGAGGAAGAGTTATTTAATGGAATGACTGAGCCTAGACGTATTGCAGACAATAACAATGTTATACTATTACAAGATATGTCATTGATGCATGGTGTCCATTTTGCCCCAACTTCTAAAGACACTCTCTTGGCAATGGTCAATGAACTTAGGGTATTTGTGGCACAAGGAAGATTGTATGTTTCGGAGAGATGCCAAGAACTAATAGGATGTCTTAGGGCAGGGATCTGGAACAAGCAAAGAAATCAATTCGATGTGTCAGACATGTATGGACACTTTGACGCATTGGCTAGTTTAATTTATATGGTTAGGAATATAGACCAATATACTAATCCAGTTCCCATTACTAATACGGCTTTACCAAGTACTCATTACATTCACTTTGAGAGAGAGTCAAGTGAGAAAGCAAATTTAAAAAGGATGTTTAGAAGATGAGAAAAGAATTTCCATTACATGAAGAACGTAGAATAGAAAATGGATGGGATATTGATTTGATTTGGTGTCCATCTCAGATTATTAAAACATTTACGGTTGACGACAAAGAATATAAAATCTATCTAAGATGGCGATTTGATGATCCATGGGATATACGTATTAATGGCGATTATTTAGATATGCTTATACTAAGAGAATATATGGCAGAAGAATATCGAGAAATGATAAATTTTATTGATAACAATATAGAAGAAATAATAAAAGAATACGAGGGATAAAATGAGCCAAGACGATATGCACGAAGAGCACATGAAGCAAGCTCAATTGGGATGGAATGAGATACAAACTAAATGTATCAAAGAAGCTATAAATTTACACATGCTATACTTGAAAGAAGAACAGGAAAAAGATAATGTTAACTAAAACAAAGCTAGAACAAAACGCAGTATATTTTGCAAACTTAACAGTTGATGAGCTTGGGGGAGAACTCCAAAAGAAAGTGGATGATTACTATCAATATGTTCGTATTAATGGAATGCTTGATCTTTGGCGTAAGTCTTACCGACAATATTTTAGGGCAGGCTATCATCTTGGAGACATGGTTCGAGGAGGAGACACAGGAGAGTACAGTTTTCTTTTTGTAAATCATTATAGGTCTATCTTACAAGCAATCTTATCTATCACAGTATCACAAAGACCAGCCTTTGACGCAAGGGCAGTTAACAACGATTATTCAAGCCAAGCACAAACCAAACTTGCACAAGGTCTTCTTGATTATTATATGAGAGAGAAGAGATTAGAAAGATATGTTGCCGATGCGGTCGAGTTTGCCATATGGTCAGGTGAGGGTTACATTGTATTAAATTGGGATGTAGCATTAGGAAGAGAATATGGTGTAGGACAAAACAATGAACCAATCCGAGAAGGTGACATTAAATTTACATCTTGTTCAGGGATAGATATTATACGACATCCGTATCTCAGGAAGTTTGAAGACAGACAATATTTGATAGTCAGAGAGTTTGTAAATAAATATGAACTAGCTAAGAAATACCCAGATTTTGAAACCGATATTATCAATTCAGAAATGACAAGTGGAAGTTTAAAGAATGATTTCCTTGATTTTTACCGTATAACTGATTCTGATTTGATCCCTCTTTATAGATTCTATCATGACAAAACTCAATCAGTTCCAAATGGCAGATACTCGGAATTTATAGAAGGAGGAACAGTCATCTTTGATAGTGACTTGCCATACCCTGAAATACCAGTATATGCACTTCATCCCGGGTCAATCTATGCCTCTCCTTTTGGATACTCAGTTAGTTTTGATATGTTACCTATTCAAAGGGCAGTCGATGGATTAGCATCTACAATTCAAACCAATCAAGAAGCCTTTGGAGTGCAAAATGTATTGGTACCAAAAGGATCTAATCTTGATGTCGAAGAATTGTCAGGAGGATTAAATATAGTCCAGTATGATCCTAAGATGGGAAAACCTGAACCAATGAACCTTACTGCAACTCCCGTAGAAATCTTTAATCGTTACAAAGAATTAGTCAACGAGATGGAATCAATATCAGGTATCAATTCAGTAGTACGAGGCAATCCAGAAGCAAGTCTAAAGAGTGGAGCTGCATTGGCATTAGTTGCATCACAAGCAATACAATTTTTACAACTTACCCAACAAAGATATGTCCAGCTATTAGAGGACTCAGGAACAGCGATTATTAATATGTTAAAGTCCTATGCAGCCGTTCCGAGAGTAGCAACAATTGTTGGAAAAATGAACACCCCATATATGAAGGAATTCAAAGGATCGGATTTAGAGAATGTCCAAAGAGTAATAGTTGATATGGGGAATCCTTTGAGCAAGACCACGGCAGGAAAGATCCAAATAGCTGACACTTTATTGCAATACGGATTTGTAAAGAATTCAGATATGTACTTTGCAGTCTTGCAAAATGGACGATTAGATTCAATAATGGATCCAGTTCAAAGACAATTGATGTTAATCGCACAAGAGAACGAACAAATGTCAGACGGCATAGATCCTCCCGTGCTAGTGACAGACAATCATCCTATGCACATCCAAGAACACAAGCAATTGCTAGACAGCCCAGAAGCAAGGAATAACCCTGATTTAGTTGTAGTGGTATTGGGTCATATTCAAAAGCACATTGACCAAATGCGATCAGGAGACAAAGATTTATTTGCAATTCTTGGAATGCAGAATTTACCTCCTCAAACTCCTGAACAACCGTCAATTCCGCAAGTATCACAAGGTGGACAAGAAAACCCATTAGAGCAAGTCACTGGAGCATTGCCAAACTTACCAACTAATCCAATGACTGGTGAGAGATATCAGACAGCTAGTGGAGCAAGTGCGGTTCCAACATAATGCCAGATATCAGTATGTGTCAAAATAACAATTGTATAAAAAAAGAATCATGTTATAGATTTAATGCAATTCCTAGTCGATATCAATCTTTTGCTGATTTTGATTATGAGATTGATAAAAGTTGTTTTATAAAATTTATAAAAGGAAACACAAATGGAAGAAATAGCAACAGAAGCGATTGAAGAGTCAGTCCCATCTGAAATACAGGAATCAGGGGAAGTAGTACAATCAACTCTTGAGATACCAATTAGAGAAGCCAAAGTAGAAGTAGGCGGTCAGGTAATGCAGATTAATGAGCGACAACTTAAAGCTCTTTGGGGTTTGCCAGAAAATGAACCAATCACTGACAAAGAATTTAAAACTATGGTGTCCAGTTACAAAGCACAGAAAACTTCTGATATTGCCACACGTAACGCAAGACATCAGGAGAAGCTAGTCAAAGAGATTGCGGATTTAATCCAAACTAATCCTTGGCAATTACTCGAAAAAGCCGGTTACAATCCTAGACAACTTGCAGAAGAGTATCTCACTCAAGCAATCGAAGAGGATATGTTGCCAGAGAACGAGAGAGAACTCAGAAGAGTCCGATCCGAGAAAGAAGAATTAGAAAGGCAATATAAAGAAGAACTTACTCGAAGAGAACAAGAACAAATGCAATTTGCAGTGCAACAGGCAGAGCAAGAAATTACAGGTCAGATTATTGACGCTCTCGATAGCAGTTCTCTTCCTAGGTCTCCTGAAGTAGTAAAGAGAATTGCAAATTATATGTTAATTGCTGAACAAAAAGGAATTGCAATAAATCCTAAACAGATTATTCCATTGGTCGAGGAAGATTTTAGAAATCTCAATGCTCAAATTCTCAAGTCACTTGATCCCAACAAAAGGATTAATTATATTGGGGAAGATCTCCTTAAGCAAATCAGACAAGATGATCTTGCAAGGCTCAAGACCAATCAATCTCAACCTAATCAATCTCAACCTAAGCCAAAGCAGACTAACAAAAAATTGACTAAAGAGGAGTGGAGGAAAGAACTAGCAGAAAGAATCAGGTCATAATTATCTCATTAGTTTTCCCAATTTTCCAAAAAAACCTTGTCCCTCTCCTCCAGAGGGATTTTTTTAATATTTTGCTTGACAAATAAAAATAGTATGGCAAAATTCCTATAATAGTGTAAAACACACCACTTCTGTAAATGACTGATGGACACCATAATAATAATCATGATCCGCAGACTATAAGTTGGGGTTGGGGTCTGATGATTCCTGAAGCGAAAAAATACACGCAATACTAATACAACAAGGGTCTAAGCTGATTCGATATACCAAGAGAAAAGAACTCTTTAAAATCTTATTACTAAATTTATCGAGGTATAACGATGTCAGCAAATACACTTGCCACACTGAATGGCTTTTACAAACAGATTTACGGTGACTCCCTAATCAATCTAATCCCAGAGTCTGCAAAATTCATTAAAGAAGTTCCCTTCGAAAGACGTAAAAAACTTGGGGATTTCTATAATGTCCCAGTCGTATTGCAAGCAGAACAGGGCTTTACTTATAACGATGGTGACGGAACAGCTTTTGCATTAAATGGTGCATTGGCAATGGGAACCAAAAACGCACAAGTAAGAGGTGCGGAAAAAGTACTACAATCTCAAATTTCTTACAAAGCAGCAGCAGCAGCTACTTCCAACAAAGAAGCCTTCGCAGATGCTACAAGCACTCTCTTTGAAAACATGGTCGAGTCTATGTCCAACAGATTAGAACTAAGTTCATTCTACGGTCAGTCAGACATTGCAGAAGGAAGAGGAAGTGTTGCAACAGCATCAACTACAGGAGTGGGAGCATCTTTTGGAGTGGCTACTTATACAAGAGCTACAACCACAGCAACAGTGACTACAACTGCTCCTCATGGGTTGGTGGCAGGTCAAAAAGTATATTTTACAGATGATGCAGGAAACTCCGTAGTACCAACTACAGGTTTAGTTTTATCTACTGGATTAACAGCAACAACCTTCCAATTAACTGTAAACACTGGGACTAATGCATCTGCACAAGCTTGTACTATCGCTCCTTTTGTTAGAACTGGATCTGCAACAGATTCTTTCTGGTTTTACGTGGATAGAAATCAGTGGTCAACAGGATTGTGGGCAGGAAAAGTAGGAGCTGAATTACAGATTTTCTATGATGATAATTCTACTCTAATTTCTTCTGGAGCAAACTCGGTATTAACTGTTGCTGCTATCGATCCATTATACAAAAGAATTCGTATAACAAGTACATCTACAGGAACAACAGCTATCGAAACAGCAGCAGGAACAAAAGCTAATTTTGATACTGGTTTTAGAGTGTATTTCAATGGAACATATACAGGATCTGCTTATAAAGATTTTGTTGGTATTGATAAAATTATCACTACTTCAGGAACTCTTTTTGGTATTGATAACAGTGTTTATTCTCTCTTTAAAGGAAACGAATATACTGCAAGTGGTGCCTTGTCTCTCAGTAGCATAATTGCAGCAACTGAAAACGCAGTCGCTCAAGGATTAATGGAAGATGTTTGTGCTTATGTTCCTATTAGTGCTTGGAATGTTCTTGCATCAACTGAAGCAGGCTTAAGACGATACGATCAGTCTTACAAGAATGCTAAGGCAGAAAACGGAGTCCAGTCATTAGCTTTCTATGGTGCAAATGGTAAGATTGAAATTGAGCCTCATCCAGTATTAAAAGCAGGGGAAGTCTTTATTATTCCTAAAAAGCAATTTATTCGAGTAGGTTCAACCGATGTTACTTTTCAAACACCTGGAATGGATAGCACAGAGATATTCTTGCAATTGCCAAGCAATGCAGGTTATGAGGTTCGAGCTTATGCAGATCAAGCTCTTCTTTGTATGGCTCCTGCTAAGTGTACAAAAGTTACTGGCTTCACTGTAGCTTAAGACTATCAAATCGAGAGGAGGAAACTCCTCTCTTTGCAATACTACAAGGAGATAAACATGTACGGTAAAAAATCAGGCTCTAAGATGCCCGTTAAAAAACCAATGTCCAAAAAGAAAGGAAAGTAGTAAATGTCATATCCTATTGATGTCAATGGAGTATCAATAAATTATCCACAAACAGGAGATACAAATTGGAGCGATGAAGCTACAAACTTTGCAATTCAGACATCGTCGGCATTAGGCAAAATTGGTTTATCAAGTGGAACTAGTGTTGATGTAGTAGGAGCTCTTGATGTCACAGGAGCAACAACTCTTGATTCGGCATTAACAGTTGCAGGTACTACAACTTTAAACGGAACAGCTAATTTAAACGGAAATACTAATTTAGGCAATTCTAATAGTGATACGATTGCAGTTACTGGAGTATTCAATGTTGACTCGGGTGTATTGTATGTCGATCCTACTAATAATAGAGTTGGAGTTAATAAGACTAATCCTGCTCAAGCATTAGATGTCGTTGGTAATTCTGCAATAAGTGGAAATGAAACAGTAGGCGGAACTCTTGATGTAACTGGAAATGCTTTGATTAGTGGAACTCTTGGAGTTACAGGAAATACTACAATTACAGGAGATGTAATTACTTCAATAGTGAAGGCTTCTGGAAGTGGAGGATTGACGATTGATAGCAACGGTGGAACCGATGTTGCATTATTTGGAGCAGGCGGAGGATCAGGAACAACTCTCTATGGTGGACTAAACGGTACTACAGCAACTTTTAGTGGTGTCATATATGCAGATGATGATACAACAGCTAATACTCCAGTAATATCATTTACAGGAGATACAAACACAGGTATAGGAAGAAGTGCAGCCGATACTTTAGACTTTGTCACGAATGCAGTATCAAGGGCAAGGATATCATCAGTAGGTTTGCAATCTTCCGTGATACCTGATCTGTCAGGAAGCAATACGACATTATTTCCAGAGTATAAATGCAGAGCATGGGTAAACTTCAATGGAACGGGGTCAATAGGATCACAAACCATTAGAGGAAGCGGAAATATTTCTAGTGTTTCAAAAACTGGAACAGGCCAATATACTGTTAATATTGATACAGATATGCCAGATGCTAACTATGCAGTATCTATTATGCAAGGTGGCACATCCTCTGTTATTGGAATTAGAACACATGAAGATGTTACGGCAAGAACAGCAGGGGCATTTACTTTTGTAGTGTTTAATTCAACTTTTGGAGCAGCAGATGCATCACAAATAAATGTAGCGGTATTCCGATGAAAATAATAGTATATACTCAATCAAATAATCAAGTAGCAGTCATGATCCCATGTACTACAGAATTAACACTTGTAGAGATAGGAATTAAAGATGTTCCTATAGATATACCTTTTTGGATTATTGACGAAAGTGAATTGCCTAGCACTCCTCAAGAATCTTGGAAACTTGAAAATATGGGCAATCCCGATGGAATAGGAACAAAATGATAATTACTAATCAACAAGTATTAGAAGAAATCAAGAAAGATAATTGCAAGTCAAAAGCGAAAGATTTGATTGCTAATTGTGATTGGTCAGTCTTGCCAGACGTTAAACTGCAAAATAAAATAGACTTTGAAAACTATAGAAGTCAATTAAGAAATTATATTATTAACCCAGTGGAAAATCCCATTTTTCCAAATGAACCCCAACCAATATGGAGCGTATAACATGAATAATGAAAAGAAAGGTTTGTATGACAATATACATGCAAAGAGAAAAAGAATAGAGGCAGGTTCAGGGGAAAGAATGCGATCAACTAAAAATCCTAATTCTCCAAGTGCAAAAGATTTTAAACAAGCAGCTAAGACTGCCAAGAAAAAAAAGTAAGGAGCAGTAAAATGCCTGGTATTATGAAAGGTGCAAAAATGAAGGCAATAATGGATATCATATCTCAAATGGATGATATGGAATTATCAAGATTAATGCCTAAAGATGAGATGGGCATGGAGCCGATGGATGAAGAAATGATGAAGCCAGAAAAAAAAGGCATTACAATCATGAAATTAGAAGCATCCAAAAAGCCAGAGATGGAAGAAGAAGATGATATGGAAGAGGAAGATGATGAAGAGTCTATTGATCCTTTGTCTTCTCTTGCCAGACTTAAAGATAGATTAAAAAAAGGTAGAATGTAGCTAAATGGATTTTACATCCACAGGGTTAATTGCACAAATAAAACGTAGGGCATTAATCCCAACAAGTCAGAATTTATTCACAGATTCAGACTTAATTGCAATGCTAAATGAGGAATTACAAAATAGGATAATTCCTTACATATTAGCAGTGAGAGAAGATTACTTTTTGACGTATGACGAATATACTCAGAATGGTAGTACAACAGAAATTAATATTCCTACTAATGCAATTGGAAATAAAATTAATCAAGTAAATCTATATACTGCTAATACATCAGACTCATTCTTTCAAAGTATTCCCAGAATAACAGTATCGCAAGTAAATGATTATTACGGTGGCTATTATATCCAAGGAAGTAAGATTAAAATATTTCCTCAACCTATTTCGAGTGGAATACTCAGAATCTATTATTATAGAAGACCATCTGAAATAGTATCAACATCAAGAACTGCAATCATAAGCACAGTGAATACTAATACGTCGATTGTATGTAGTACTAATCTTCCTGCAAACATAACTACTGGATCATTAATTGATATTGTAAGCAATAACCAACCATGGGACACAGTGACAGAAAGAACTGCAGGAACAGTGTCAAGTGCTACATTAAACTTGACAGATACATCAGATATCGAGACAAATTATTATGTAGCGACAAGGGGGGAATCTCCTTTTGCACAAATCCCACAGGATACGATTCCATTACTAATACAAGCAGTAGTGGTACGAATGATGGAATACATGGGGGACACAAACGGATTGCAATCAAGTCTTTTGACTTACGCACAGATGGAAAGCGATAACAGAAATTTAATAAGTCCTAGAGTGGATGCACAGCCAAAGAAAATATCATCCAGAAATAGAATAGCAAGGTATTTATGGAAATGATATGGCTCAAATATTAAATCTTAAAATATCAGGATTATATACTAACCCTAATCAATTTAGCGAGATACCAGAAGGGGCACTACAAAGAGCCGATAATATAGTAATAGATAAAGGGTCAGTTGCAGAACCCAGAAGAGGACAAGCAAAATATGGTCAATTACCTGCAAGTTACACAGGATCGGTTGACGCTTTGTATGACTACAACGGAACATTGCTTGTAAGTTATGACAATAAACTTGCTAGAGACAACGGAAGCGGAACATTTACAGCTTATAGTAATACATATAGTCCTCCAAGTGGTCATAGAATTAAATCAACTCAAGCAAATAAAAACTTTTATTTCACTACTTCGTCCAATATTAAAAAAATGTCGGTCGTTAGCGATGAACCAATTAATGCAGGGGCTCCAAGAGCATTAGAGGGATATTGTGCAATCGGTGGGACAAGTGGATTTTTATCAAATAACAATTCTTGTGCTTATCGATTTGTTTGGGGTTATAAGGACGCCAACAATAATTTAATTATTGGATCCCCGTCGGGAAGAGCAACAATAACTAACACAGTAGGCGGAGATAGGAATGTAACGATAACTCTTTATATACCTGATTCTGTCTTGGATGGATATTTTTATCAAGCATATAGATCAGTGCAAGTTGGAACAGGCATTGAACCTCCCGATGATTTACAATTAGTTTATGAGGGAAATGTTACTCCAGCCGAAAGAGCGGCAGGTTTACTGACTATCCCTGATATAACTCCCGATGATTTACGTGGAGCATTTCTCTATACTTCTCCAACTCAAGAGGGAATCTTACAGTCAAACGATGAGCCTCCTTTTTGCGTTGATCTATGCACCTATAAGAGTATGACATTTTATGCGAATACCAAAGGAAGACAAAATATATTTTTAACTTTGATATCTGCAACAGGCACGGCTCCAGGATTATCTAATGGTGATACAATAACTATTAATGGTGTAATATATACAGCATCAACTGCAGGGGAAACTCCTTTGAGTGGAATTTTTCAATTGTTTAGTTCGGGGTCATCCGCATCGGCACAGATTGCAGACACTGCAAGAAGTTTAGTTAAGGTTATTAATTTACGTCAATCAACCATTAGTGCATATTATATTTCAGGGTTTGGAGACTTACCCGGGAAGATTTATATTCAAGCAAATGATTATAGCACATCTGAATTTTATGTAACATCGACAAGAACCACATGTTGGAACCCAGTATTAAGTTCATCGGGAACAAACAATGCAAGCACTAATGATGAGAATCCTAATAGAATATATTTCAGCAAAATCCAACAGCCCGAAGCAGTCCCTTTACTAAACTATGTCGAGGCAGGGAGTAGAGGCAACGAAATACTAAGAATTATCCCATTGAGGGATTCTGTATTTGTATTAAAAAATGATGGGATTTATAGAATTATTGGAGAAGATCCTAGTTCATTAAGAATATCTTTATTTGATAATACAGTAGCTTTGTTATCTTTAGGGTCTGCAGTTGAAATTAATAATCAAATCTATTGTTATACAGATCAAGGCATCACAGCAATATCAGACAATGGTGTACAGGTATTATCAAGACCGATAGAAGACCAAATACAACAAAGAGAAATAATAAGTAATTTCTTTACAACTTCCTTTGGGGTATCCTATGAGGTTGATCGTAAATATATTTTCTATTGTAAGGCACTAGAAACAGATTCATACCCTACTGAAGCATACGTTTTTAATTTCTTTACAAACGCATGGACAAAATATCTAAATGATCGTTCTTGTGGTATTACATTTAATGATAGATTGTATATGGGAGGAGTCGATGGATTTATATACAGAGAAAGAAAATCTTTAAACTCATCCGATTATGTAGATAATTCTTATAGTATTACAATTAACTCTATCAGTGGGAATGTCTTGACTCTTGCCAGTGCTACAAATATTGCAATAAATCAAATCATAAGAAAGGGAGCAGTTAGCTCGGTAGTTACTGCAGTAAATGGTAACGATGTTACAATTCAGAGTGCAACAGGTTTTACAACTGGATCTGCAAATTCCTATGAACCGATAGAATCTATAATTGAATGGTCGCAGAATGACAGCCAAAATCCAGGCATTTTAAAACATTGGAGAGAAATCACAATGTTATTCAGAGCGGCCGATTTTATTTCTATCGAGTTAGGGTTTGCAAGTAACTTTGATTCGAACGTGGAATACACAGAGATAACTCCTATTAGGTCAGATCTTTGGGGAAGTTTTGCATGGGGGTCAATACCTTGGGGAGTCGGGACAGGTTTGGCTTATCCCATTAGGACTTACATTCCATTGTTAAAAAGAAGAGCTTCATGGTTATTTTTTCGAGTCAGATCCAAGAAAGCACAAAACTATTTTGCAATACAGGGATTGTCGGCTATGTTCGAACCGATGTCAGAGAGGTTTAAATAATGGCAAGTCTTCCAACAATTAAGAGAGTACAAAGATCTGATTTAGGGGGAGATATTCCTGAGTGGGTTGACTCTCTTCTCTCTCCTCTCAATCAATTTATAGAAGAGGTGTACAGTGCTTTCAATAAAAATTTAACTATACCTGAAAATGTTAAAGGTCAAATTAAAAACTTAACTTTTAGGACATCATCAAATTATACATCCTCAAAAGAATTTACAGAAATAACTTATTTGAATACTCTCGGACGTAAGACACAAATTTTATTATTAGGATATGTCGAAGAGATTGGAACGCCAAAGAAAAAACATGATGCGATTACTGTATCATGGTATGACAATAATGATGGAACAGTTAGTATACATTATATTAGTGGGCTATCAAATAGTAAAAATTATAATATTACGATACTAGGATTTTAAAATGGCAATAACAGAATTTAGACCACAAGATCAAAATCAAAACCCTTCGCAGGCTCCTACTTTAGGAGAACAAAGCGGAACATTTGGAGCGAATGCTCAACAAAGAAGAAATATTAATCAGCAAGGGGGTAGTGGTAGATTTACAAATTTACAGCAATACGTTCAAGCTAACGAAGCAAACAATCCTAATGCCCGATTACTACAAAGAGAAGCACAAACGAGACAAGGAGAACTTGGAACAAAGCAAGCTCAATTCACTACTCAAGCTACTCCTATCAAAACTGGACTTGAAACAGTCAGATCAGGACAACAATTTGTACAGAGTGCATTACAGGATCCTACTCAGTATGTGACCCCAGAGAGACTCGAACAATTCGCAGGATATAGAGCGAGTGGAGTAGGTGACATCGAGACACCATATAACCAATTTCAAAATTTAAGATCAGGACTCGGAACACAACAAGAACAACTTGCAAGCGGACTTGAAACAATTAAGTCAACTCCTACGGCTTTACAAAACTTTATTCAATCCCAAAGAGTAAACCCAGCATTAGCAACAAGAGGGGAGAATGTTCTTGATAGATTTTTAACTCAAAGCACTCAATCAGGGCAAGAGGCAATTGCAGGACTCGGAACGACTGCAGGTGCAATACGACAAGCACAAGCTCCAAGTATATCAAGTGATATTGAGACATTGAGAACACAGGCACAAACGGGGCCAGTATCAAGTGCAGATGTTAGAAATTTAATTACTGCTCAAACAAATCCAGAGGAAGAATTTGTTAGAAATTTAAATAATTTATATGTAGCACAAAGAGTTGGATTAGGGGCAGCAACATCACCTGATACTATAAGTTTTAATCCACAAAGTAATGTTTTATCGACTCCATTAATGGATTATGTAGAGCCTGAGAATTTAGGTACTGCCACGCAATCGAGTATTGACGAAGCAAAAAAGCAATATGATGCGTATAATAATTTTTTAAACAGAAGACAAGAATTAGAAAGTCAAATTGCACAAGGCGAAAAAAATCAACAATCATTTGACTGGAATGTTGCGAACGCTAATTATGATGTAGGTTTTGCAATTGAAAATGCAGAGAAATCAAGAACTAACAAAAATACATTAGAAAAATTAAAAAACGAAAGAAGTCAATTATTAAGACAATCTGATAATATAGATGTATCAAAAGTTCCGATATATCAACAATATTTAAGCCAACTTGGAAAAACAAAAGAGCAATTATTATCCGAGTATGATCCAACTAGACTTTCAAGAATCCAAGCATTACAACAACTTGCAGGTACTACACAATTTAGTCCATTATTACAACAGAGGTTAGCATAATGCCAGTTACAACAGCACTAGTCGCAGGAGGAGCAGGAACCGTCGCAGGTGGTCTAATGGGCTATCTCACAAGACCAGACTTGTCAGCATCAACAAACTCAGCAAAAATTCAAGCATTAACAGCATTACTTAATCGACCTCCTGAGATACCAGAAATTGAACTACAAAAATATTCTACTCCAGAAGCATTAGCATATCTCGGCAATTTTACCCCAGAAGAACTCCAAGCAACTGGACTTCCTGCAGGTGTAATTAATCAAGCAATGAGAACAAAACAATTGCAAGCACTCGGAGGAGTCGAGGAACTTTCTCAGACTGGATTGAGTGCAATTGACAGAGCGGCATTAAGTGAAATACAAAATGAAATTGCAATGCAAGAGAGAGGACAAAGAGAATCCATCTTGCAAAATATGGCTCAAAGGGGATTGTCAGGAAGTGGCCAGGAGTTGGCGGCACAATTGCAATCATCTCAAGCCGCATCTCAATTAGCATCTCAGCAAGGATTACAGCAAGCCGCACAAGCACAACAGGCGAGAGTTAATGCGTTAAGTAATTTGTCTAATATGGCAACAGGAATCGAGAGTACAGATTTCCAGAGACAGGCACAAAAAGCACAGGCTCAAGATGTTATTAATCAATTTAATACGCAAAACAGAAATGTAGCAAAATTAAGAGATTTGGATTTACAACAAAATTTACAAACTGAATTTGACAGAGAAAGAAATCGTATTGCACAAGCGAATACAGATTTAGCTAATAAAGAAATTATGCAAAATCAAGTCAATAGACCATTAGCTCAATATGGTTTACAAACTCAATATACAAGTGCACTCGGTCAAGGAATCGGAGGAGTAGGACAGACTCAGACTCAACAACAACTTGCAAATCAGCAAGCTATGTCTCAAGGTCTTGGAACAGGTCTTACAGTAGGCGGAACCGTAGCAGGTGCAGCATTGACAGGGCCAAAGAAATCTTAAGGAGTATTGTATGCCAGATATAAGAGGATCAATAAAACCAATATTAAGTAAAAATAAAATGAATGCTACTGTTAATAATACTAGTTCAACGCCTTCATTTTTCCCAGAAGAAGCATTTCTATTGCCAGAAGATAAGCCTTTATCTAGTCCAGTTATTCCATCAGCAACCTCTCCTCGTGTCCCTTCTGCAATGCCTCCTCAAAATGTCATACGCAATGCAGGAATACAAATGATGCCAGAAGAACCAAACGATGATAGTTCTAATTTTCTCGGTTCATTGATTGCTCAAGGTATCACAGGAATCGGAACGGGTCTTATGGGTGGGGATTCTTATGATATAATGAGATCTGCAAATGTATTTCAAAGCATGCGAGACAGACAAGCAAATGAGAAAAGAGCGAAACTTCTCACGGATCCGAAAAGTGAAGAGAGCAAAAGAAGAAGATTGGTATTCGAGAAAGCATTAAAATTTAAAATACCAGAGGAATACAGCTATACTGATTTAAATGATCCAGTTGTGTTACAGAGCATAAGAGATATGAATATGCAGGCTATAGCTCCAAAGGGTGGAATTGGTGGAGCTCGTGGTGGTGGTGTAGGGCAGACAAAGCCAGAAAAGGAAGTAAAGTCTGATAAGAAATCCCTTGCGGAATATAAAGAGCATGTTTCTGCTTTAACTGAAATGAGTGGCGTGATAGATAATATTAAAAAATTAGGCAGAACAAGAATCGGGGGAATTACTCCTGATTTCTCAATAGATACAGAAGCTTTTTCATCTAGTCTTGATAGAGCCGCTCAACCTATGATTAAAACTTTAGCAGGACCCGGAACTCTTCAAAAAGAAGAAAGAGATACATATTCTAAACTTGTTCCAACTGGAAATACTAGATCTGATTTAGCGTTAAGACAAGCCAATGATATTATACTTGATGGAACGAAAATATCATTAGGTAAAATGAATACTGATTTAAGTATTGGAAATTTAAATAGGCAAGATTATAATTCCTTAATTAATCAATATAATGAACAATTAACCAAAAAAGGCATTGGAGTAAATCAAGTAATTAATCCTGCAACTGGACAATTAGAGCCAAGAGAACAAAAAGAAGTAGAACTAAAAGACGGAAGAAAAGTCATAATAGATCAATTTGGATATACATGGGAGTAAATTAAGATGCCAAGAATAAATTTAGATGATGTTGTTTCTAGTAAACCTATTCAACAAATATCTCAACCTACTCCTCCTCAAGTCTCAAAAACAGAATCTGCAATACGTGGGGGAGCTCAAGGCCTTATGTTTGGATTTCCAGACGAAGCAACTGCATTGCTAGAATCATTAACTACTCCTAAAAAATACGAACAAGCACTAGAAGAATCAAGGCAAGCATATAGACAAGCACAAGAAGCCAACCCAATCACTTACACAGGGTCAGAAATTGCAGGGGGTGTACTTCCTGCATTAATTCCAGGTGTCGGGCAAGCAGCAACAGGGGCAAAGCTTGGAAGATTGGCACTAGTTGGGGCAGGGACAGGTGCATTATCAGGACTAGGAATGTCAGAGGGTAAGACGACAGGCGAGGTAGCAAAGGATGTTGGTATCAGTGGGTTATTGGGTGGAGCTTTGCCAGTATTGGGGAGAGGTATTGCGAAAGGAATAGAATACATACCTAAAATGTCAGACATTGCAATTAAAAAAGGATTACAGGGTGGTCTTGGCGTATCATCTGAATTATTAACTGAAGCAGAAAAAAACCCTAAAGCAGTAGAAAAAATTATGAAAGTTTATGCAGGGGAAAATATTAAAAAAGATATAATTCCTGCAAAAGCGAATATAGTAGAATCTTTTATGCAGGATAATCCAATTGCAAAAAGAGCAATAAAAAATAGTAAGCTAGCAGTTGAGTCAATACCAGACGATATTACTGTTGATAAAAACTTAGCAATAAATGCATTAAAAGATCAAATCAAAGTGTTAGAAAAATCTATGGGTGTCTCCGATGTAAGAAATCAAGCTATTAAAATGTTGGAAGACAAGATTAAAGAATTTGGTAATGTTCCTGATAATATACCTGGAGTTAATTTAAAACCAATATTGCAAGGTATTGATGACGACATTACGGCTGCAGGTGGGTGGCAAAATCCTTTAAAGAATAATTTATATAGAGATGGATTAGAGAATGCAAGGGGTGCATTAGATAAAGACTTAAAAACACAAGTACCAAAATATAAAAAATTAATGAAAAAAGTATCACAAGATTATGAACTTTCCAATAATCTTACTAAAAGATTTGCAACTGAAAAAGGTTTTGATGAGAACAAAATAGCAAATACTTTAAATGCTCAGTTAAGGAAAGTGGATACTAATCTACAAAAAGATTTCAAAAGACTTGGAGCATATGGCAAGGTAAGTGAATATGGAAACCAATTAGAATTAAATGAATTTTTAAATGATATGGCACTAAAAAGAGATATTGAGCAATACGGAGGGAAAGGATCATCAATATCTAATAGATTAACTGGATTATTTACTATGGCAGGGACATCTATTGCAGGGCTCCCAGGTGGTGCAATAGGAACAGGACTTGGGTCAATTGTTGGAAGTGAAGTGGAAAAGAGAGGGGGTCAAATTGCATTAAAAGGTCTTAAAGCATTTGAGCCTTTAACTAAAGCCACAATTCCACAAGCAGTAACTAGACCATTCCAATCTTTCCCAATACAACAAGGATTGCAGAAACCATTAGTAGATCAATTCTTAGCAGACAATGCTCCAGAAGTTAGACGCAAACAAGAAATGAAATCTAAATTTGAACAAGATAACAAAAACAGAGTAAAGTAAACTTGACAATATTAAACAATGTACTATAAAGTCATAAAGGAGACAAGTATGCCAGCCAAAAGTAAAGCACAAGAGAAATTAATGCAAGCCGTAGCACATAGTCCAAAGTTTGCAAAGAAGGTAGGGATACCCGTCGAAGTAGGAAAAGAATTTATAAAGCCGATGGCAAAGAAGAAAAAATAATGAATCTAAGATTAGACTTTAAAGATATAATTACTTATGGGTCATTTATTGTATCTTTGACAGTAGCGTACTACACACATGAAGTAAGAATTGTAAAACTAGAAAGCGAAGCACAGCAGGACAGGAAAGTAATACAGGAAATAAAAGACGAATTAAAAGAAATCAAAGCAGACATTAAAGAATTGCTAAAACATAATAAATTATAGAGGTATAAAATGAAATTTGATATTAACGGATATTACAAACCAACACCATCCAAGATTAGAAAAGTGGGTGACATCATGCAATACGGGGCACAGATTGCCACAGGTGCTTCTATCGTAAACGATAAGCCAGAATTAGGATTGGTTGTTATGATCATTGGGGCAGTCGGAAAGATTCTTTCTAATTTCTTTGTGGAAGACGATGCCAAGTAAGGCAGAAATCAAATATGGAAATGTCATGGAATCGCCTGAGAAACTTCAGGCATTCCAGAAAATCAATATGGGCATGCTCGATTTTACCGAGTATGCCAAGGTAAACAAAAAGCTACCTAACAAAATTTATTGTAATAAAATTATCATGGAAGATCTTTGTAAGGTCTTTAATGATCTTGTCCTGACAAAACTAATATCTGAAATCATATCCTACGATGGATGTTTTAATCCTAGATATATTAGGGGACTTGAGCATAAAAAGATATTGAGCAATCATGCCTTTGGGACGGCTTTAGACTTTAACGCATCACAAAACCCATTAGGTAAATCGAGAGAAGATTGTATTGTGGCAGGTTTGAAACCATTTAGTAAACAATTTATTCAGGTTTGGGGAGAGTATAATTTCTTGAGTGGTGAGAAATTTCCTAGAAAAGATTTAATGCATTTTGAATATACCAAGCTATAATTTTATAGCTTGGCTTTGTATTACTAATCTAACTTAATATTTTTCCAACTATTTTTAAATGTTTCCTCAGTATTTCCAATCTCGCTATCATATTGCTTTACAGCCAATTCAGTTAAATAGATTATAATAACTATCGGCAATATACTCATAATAAGCGACTGCCCAAACATCATAACAGTTCCGAGGTCATCAAGGGCATTCTTACAAGATCCGGCACAAGCAAAATAAGTAGTGGTATTGGCACCAAGGGAAATCATAAAGGCAAACATTGACGAGCCTAACATTAGTGGGTATATTCTTGCAAGGTGAAATATTATAATACTCACGTCGAGAGCCATAGTGATTCCGATTGCGTAAATAGTTAGGGATACCTCAGAGCCGAGAAAATCTATTCGGGTCTGGCCTAGAAAGTATTTAAGAGCAGAGTAATTAGATACTACGCCGATGGTTCCGAAAAATATTACTAAAGATAGTTTTAATCGTTTGGTTTTAAAAAACTCAAAGAATTTTGATTTATTTTGCATGGTTATTGTCTCCTAGACATAATATCTTTCAAGACATAAAAAAACTTAAGTAAAATATTTTTTATTATTTTTTTCTTTTTTTTTATTTTTTTGTTTACTTTTTTTAGGGGTAGATTACGATATATTTATAAAGAGAGGAAAACAACAATGAACATTAAAATTAAAAACAAAAAATACACAGTAAAAGAAACTAGCAAAGCACAAGAAAACCTATCAAAAGAATTAGAATCAAAAGGTTTTTTGCCATATACTTATATTATAGCAGGCGTTCGAAATGCTCTACATTTAGCATATCAAACAAAAAATGGAAATTTTGTAATAGTAATCTAGCCTGATGATGGGGAGCTTGCCACTCCCCGAAATTCCTTAACTGGGATCGCTAGAAGCACATGGAGATCAATAAGGAGAACACAATGAAAAATAAAAAGAAATTAAGTTACTCATCCATTCCAGTGGATGATGTAACAATAATCAAAATCACAAAACGCTACTCAGATGAGACGGGCATTCAGCCTGAGTATATAACCAAGCGATCAATAGTAAACATGATTTTGGCTAATTATGCCAATGGAAAACTTAATGAAAATTAAAAATAAAATGGAAAATATAATGGAAAATGATGAGTTAGTGGCAGTTTACAAATTAGATATTGAAGTGCTCAAGCAGGAAGGATATATCACAGAAGATATGTCCAATAGCCAAAAATATAAGATGATCCGATTGAACCAGCAATGGTTATTATGCGAAGAGTCCGATGACGGCATCATGTGTATTACTAAAAAGCGTCAATGGATGCAACAAAACCCTGACAATTTTGAGTATGGGTTACTTGGTAAAAATGCGTATTTTGTCCATTGTGGAGTCGTAGGCGAAGGATATATTTATGGTATTGGTCGATGGTATGACAGGATGTATTATGTTAAGACTGATTCGTTTGATAACGTCAAAAGGGCAAGAATACATGAGTCAGATATATATTTAAGTCTTGATGAATTATTTAAAGCATTAAATACAAAATATAAAATTGGGAAAAATAATGAATAACGAATTAGTAATACAAGAAAACAATCCTATGGCAAACATCAAACGATCAACCGATGTCGCAGGTGCATGCAAAGAAATAGTCGCTCGAACATCAATCAAGATCCAAAACAGAAAGTATGTGCCCGTCGAAGGATGGATGGCAATTGCTACGGCTCATGGCTGCAATCTCTCGGCATGCGATGTCAAGCAGGTTGACGGCGGCATATCAGCACGTGGAATAGTAAGACGTATTAGTGATGGGGTCATATTGGGCGAGGCTGAAGGCTTTGTTGGGGACGACGAGAAGACGTGGTCTAATCGTCCACTATTTGCACGTAGAGCCATGGCACAAACAAGATCCATGTCCAGAGCGGCAAGGTCAGTATTTGCTCACGTAGTCGTTTTGATGGATGCTGGATTAGAAACAACGCCAGCCGAAGAGATGGGGCACGAAATAGAGATTAATAAACCTGAAGTAGTTAAACCTGAAATTACTAAGCCAGTAGCAAAAGAACCAATAAAACCAAGCCTAGAAGAGACATTTAGTAAATATAAAACTGCAATATCCGAATCAATAGCTCAATTTGATATTAGTAGATTTATTAAAGCAAATGGGACTTTTCAGAAATACATTGATAAGTTACCACAAGAGATCTTTGAAGAGTATGAGCACTTTATAAACTCGATGTTTAGTCGTATATGTGATGCGATTGAGTCAGGATCTATCACTGTAACACAAGACCAGGAAAAAGAATTGATTGCGATTAATGGTAACTGGAAGTTACAAATCCAGACTTCAATTCTTAACGGCAAAAAATCAAAAGATGACGAGGCTATATTTTGAGCAAGGAATACTACGTTTACAAACAGGGTCGATTAGTGATACGTCACGAATTGACCAAAGAGAACGCAATAAAGGAAGCCGAGAAACAACGGCTTCTGATTACTGCAGTGGATAAGATATGGGATGAATTAGGATTAAAGGGAAGGGGATAATAATGGAAGAGATAAAATTTAAAACAAAGAGAAATATTAAATTTCGAGCATGGGATCAAGAATTGAAATATATGTTACAATGGGATAGATTAGAAATGTATCATTTTTATGATGATGATTATATTTTAATGCAATACATGGAACATAAAGACGTTAACGGTAAAGAAATTTACGAGCGTGATATATTAAAAGCTGACTGGGGATATGTTGGTGTAGTGGAGTATGATTGGTTTATGTTTATGAAATCAGAAGGCAGAATTTCAGATAATGTTGAAGTCGTTGGTAATACTTATGAGAACCCTGAACTAATGGAGAATAAAATATGAAATACAAATATAAAAAAAATGATACTGTATATATGATATTCGCAGGAGAATTAATAAAAGGAATTATTACAAAGAGATATAAATCCAATGATGGAGAAAATTTATATCATGTAGATTTTAGATCATTAAATGCAGGATTGGGAATTACCGCAGATTTTGTTCATATTCATGAAAATAGATTAGATAAAAGTTATCAAACTTTATTAGATAATATGTTAGATAATTTAATAGACAGATTAAAATTAGAGGACTAAAACCATGAACCAACGTTACTTCGACATAGCAAATAAAACCGTGTATGACGTGCTCGGCAATAAAGATCAAGATGACGTTAATGCAGCTAATAATATGTTAAGCAAACTACTTATCGAGAATACTGACCTTAAGATGTTTCTGCTATCTACTAACAAGTGGTTTGAGTATGAGGCATGGATTAGACGGTTCAAGGCGAAGAATCCTGGAATCGAGAGCTACATAAAGAATAATTTAGAACTGGAGGAAGTATGACAGATATACAAATAGAAAGCGAATTAATAACCTTGATCACAGTCGAGGCATACTTAGAACGATCCTTGAAAAGTATCCTAAGCAAAAAAGAAAAGGATCAATTGAAACAGATTCGAAGATCACTAAATGAAACTAGAGTAGCAATGCTTGAATTGTTAGAGATTTATAAAGTGGAAGAGCATGTATGAAATCTACTGACATTTTATTTAATGACCATTTTCAAAATTTTAAACGATATCAAATTCCAAAGGCTCAATTAATAATTGCAGACATGCCATATAATCTTGGTAATAATGCTTACGCTTCAAATCCATCTTGGTATAAAGATGGTGACAATAAAAATGGAGAAAGCGAATTAGCAGGGACTGAATTTTTTGATACTGATAAAGATTTTAGACCAGCAGAATTTATGCATTTTTGTTCTCAAATGCTAAAGAAAGAACCAAAAGAAAAATGTGATGCACCATGCATGATTGTATTTTGCGAGTTTGAGCAACAATTTTATTTAATAGAATTAGCTCGAAGATATGGAATAATGAATTATATTAATTTAGTATTTCGTAAAAATTTCTCTGCACAAGTCTTAAAGGCTAATATGAAAGTTGTTGGAAATTGTGAATATGGTTTATTGTTATACAGAGATAAACTTCCAAAGTTTAGAAATGAAGGTAAGATGGTTTTTAATTGTATTGATTGGGAAAAAGATAATAATGATTTTGAAAAAATTCATCCTACTCAAAAACCAGTAAAATTAATTAAAAAACTTATAAATATATTTACAGATGAAAATGATGTTGTAATTGATCCAGTCGCAGGAAGTGGATCAAGCATAATAGCAGGACTAGAGCTTAATAGAAAATCTTTTGGATTTGAAATAAAAAAAGATTTTTATAGGCAATCTTGCAAATGGATAGATTACACGTTAGATAACATAAATAATTTAAAAACAATAGGATTTAAAAAAAATACTGTTGATAATTATTTATTTTAACTTTACAAAAAACCTAAGCAACATAACATAGCACTAAGCCCGATGCCCTCACATCGGGTAGATTCTTGAGGGAGAATCAAAACCTACCACAAATTTCTACCCATGCAATCGGGACTCAATTAAAGGAGTCCAATAATGGAAAATCAAATAATTAATCAAAACGATCCTAATATTTTAGGAACTATTCAATTTAAATATACTACTAAACAAATAGCTGAAGGATTTGAATGTGATGATAGTGCTATTAGACAAATTAAAAGTAGATATGAATCTGAATTTATTAAAGGAATAGATTGGAAAAATGATTTTGTGACAGATGTCACGAAAGGTCGTCCATCTGATATTTGGTCTAAAGAAGGCATTATAAAACTTGCATCTAAATTAAAACTTACACCCAAGGCAATTGAGTTTTTAATAAGCATTAGAGTCGAAGAAGAAAACAAGATTAAAACCCCTAAGACATTCGCTGAAGCGTTAAGGCTTGCCGCAGATCAACAGGAACAAATTGAAGAGCAACAAAAACAATTAGAAGAACAAAAGCCAAAGGTAGAATTAGCGAATAGTATAATTGGGCATAGGACAAACTTTAGTGTAAAAGAGTTTATTGATAACTTTAAAATAATTGTAGGTAAGAATAAGTTTTTAGAAATATTGAGAAATGATGGAATTCTTATGGATCATCCAAACAGAAATCATCCATATCAACAATATTCTAAATATTTTAAAATTCAGAGAGTAATTAAAAATGAAGAGTCAAGAGAAAAGATTTTAATTACTCCTGAAGGTTATGTTTATCTATCTAAGAAATATCAAAATCTTATGGAAAAAATTGAAGTAAATTATTTAATAGAAAATTAAAATGGTGTATTTTTTCGTTACACCGTCTAAGCCAACAAATTAAAGTCTAGTAGGCTACCAACCTACTAGACTCACAACAACAAACTCAATCAAAGGATAAGATATGAATAGTACAGAACACGATAAAAGCAATCAAAAAAACATTGATTATAGAAAAGAATTACTTAAAACTTTTAAAGATGATGCTTATTGGTTAGTGAATAAACATCTAGCAAGTCATCTTGGATTGGTTCCAACGATTCTACTATCTGAATTAATCTCTAAGGATAACTATCATCATATAAGGTCAGAATTGATAGAAGAGAAATACTTTTACCATAAATCGGAAGTTATAGAAGAGAATTTATTTATATCACCCGATAAAAGACGATCATCAATAGAAATATTAAAGAATTCTGAAACTATCTCAGTAATGACAAAAGGTATGCCTGCAAAACATTATTATTCAATAAATCATCAAAGAATAATAGAACTAATGTCAATGGAGTCAGGAACAAGAGAAAATAGAGAGAAATTAAAGCAGGCAAAAAGCAGATCGGAAACGCCAACACAAGAAGTAGACTTTCCCAGTGACAGGAAAATCCAATCTCTTGTTGTGGCATTTTCCGACCTAAGTGACAAGGAAATCCAACCTAAGAGCTCGGAAAATCCAATCTCTTGTGGTGGGGAAAATGGCATCACTATATATAATAATAAAGATGATATTAAAGATAATATTAAATGTGAGAATAATAAAGCACTCGAGGAGAAAATCGAACAGTTCGGAAAAACCGAAGAGTTCAAAAATTCAGCACACACTCAGGATATAGATCTTCCAAAGGAATTTAGCAAAGAGGAATACGAGCTTGCAAGGATGTTAGGTTTTAACATCGACGAAGCACTACAACCAGAAGACTCCAAACAGCTAGCAATCAGAACTAAACAGGAAGAGATAAACATCCACTACTCGAATGAAATAGCTAGGGTAGAGCAAGAATTGAATCTACAAAGTGACATAATGATACCGAAATTAACGATAGAATCCCTATTAGAGGCCTCCGAAGACTTCCTTGGTAGGGTGGGTATAGGCTTCGATAATAATCCCCGTAGGATTTTGAATTTAATCTATAATCAGCTACCCAAAGATTTTGTGATTAAAGAGGATTCAAAAGATGTCGAGATCCTAGGAGACATGATCCGAAAATATATGTCCAGTGGGAAGGATGAGCGGGACAGTATAGCCAAGAGAATTTACCAAGCGGTTGAGGCTATGTTGAAAATCTATGTGATTAAGAAATATGGTGAACCTTACCGAGAGATAGTCTTTCCAGAAATTACTAGAGCCAATCTTATTTTATATCTTAATTGTAATCCAACTTTTAAATATTGCTTGGGTGGGTTCTCCAATGACATCGATGGGGTTTATTCTGAGGTTTGCAGGTTAGCGGCGAAGGATTCTAAAAAAAAGGTCAGCGAGATTAAAATTGAACACGATAAAAAATTACGTCAACTTCAGGCGAATAGGATTGCTGACATGCAAGCTATGTTTAGCGAGGAAGAGAAACTACGATTCCAGGAAAGAACAAATGATATCTTGAACAGAATGGACAATAAACCTGATGTTAGTGATGAACCATTGGCAAAACCTATCAAGGCAAACTTGACACCTGAGGAAACTATAGAGATGAGTAAATTGTTTTTACTTAAGGATCCAAGTAAGGAAGATTTAGATAGATTAAATTATTTATTCAAGAAGAGTAAAAAATGATTGCAATTTATTTGCTAATATAATTTTTTATTTTTGGAGGAAATCATGATAAGGACAGAGGCTCAAAAATATTTAGGCGTAGGTCAAGGGACATTTAATAATTTTGTAATTAAATATAATATTAGATCGGAAAAGAACGGATCAAGATTGTATTATAACATGGAAGACTTGGATAAGATAAAGTTAGAATTAGAAGAGAGAAAGCGTATTGCACTGCCTCCAGTTTATAAGCAATTCAGACGGCTTGACTGGAAACCAGAACCAAGAGAAAATTATTATGACTTGCAAGATATATGCAAGATGCTTGATTGCAGTAAGGCTCATGCAGTTAATATTATTAATTCATGCAAATATAAGTTTGCAAAGTTTTTTACCAAAGTTAAAAAAATCTATTATCTAAAAAGGGAAATAGACGAAAATTTATTTAACGAGATTCGTAAAATGAATTTTACATCAAAATCTAAACTATGGAAGATAATATACAACGATGAGCCCTGAAGAGATACAACAATCAAAAGACAAAATAGATAGAGAATTAAGATATATGAGATTAATAAATAAGCATGATACCGAGATGCAAAGTAAAGCAATAATGATTGTAGGCTTTACTATCTTTGGTTTTTTAGCTGGATTAATCATAGGTAGGATATTATGACACAAGATGAATTTAATCATCATTATAAAATACTTTATGGGGATATGATAATGAAGGATCTTGATATTAATGAACTTCGAGAAATGGCGTCATGTGCCATGTCCTACATTAATCTTACTTGCAAGTATGACGATTATTTGAAGTTTAAAAAAGCATTAAAAAAACATTTAGCCGATCAGGATATTAGGGTAAGCATGTTTGAGGAAAGGGAAGAATGACTACAGAAACATTGATTGCATATCTTGCATATTGCACAACTGCCACGATTGGAATTATGGCTATTTATTATTTTATATGCGTGATTAACGAAGATGAATGACCATTACGGCGGCAAGGAAAACCCACATGAGCCAATCAAGGTTATCGAGTATTACGGACTTGGCTTTAATTTGGGGAATGTCGTAAAGTATATCCTAAGGGCTGGAATTAAGCATCCAACTATCGAGGGCACTATTGAGGATTTAAAGAAGGCTATTTGGTATTTGGGTAGAGAAATAGAAAACTTGGAAAAGAAGGTTGATGATGGGTGATATAGATTTTATAAATAAACTTAAAAAAGAAATTATAAGGATGGATTTAAACGTAACATGAGAATATTTAATGTAAATGGTAAAACTAATTTTGTGGATGACAACAATGTATTCGTTGGATTTGATAAGGAAGGTAAATGTTGCGAGA